TTGATTAACAAAATGTTCCGTAAGTCTCCATGATTCTTTTGCAGATGTTGATTGTTGTCCGTACAATGCTTGAAGTCTTCCTATCCAATTGTTTTGAATATCTCCAAGATTACCTCCAAATAATCCATCTGTTTTATTTACAAGATTACATAGACTATATATTTCTGCTAAGTTTGTACCATCGTCATCTACATGAGGGTCACCAAAGTGCAATATACCTATAGGCCCCATTTGATTAATTTTAATATTAATTAAATTTCTAGATTTTTTAGATGATAGTTTTTGATTGTATTGTTTGTTTCTATGTGCAATAATTTCTTCTATAGGAACAAATTCTACTTTTTTTGTTTCTGCTTCAAAGGGAGACTTAACAACAATTGTTGGGTTCAGTTGTTTTTTACCACAAGCAAGGCATTGCCATCTTTGCTTTTTTTTGCCTTTTGCTTTGTATTCCCACCCATCTTTTTTTATATCTCTTGCTCCGCAATAACTACATCCTACTATATTACCATCTTCGTCTTTCTTTGACATATTAAACCTCTTCTTTTTTATTTATTTCTAATAGTTCTTTTCTACCTACTGATTCTATTTCTTTAGGACTAAATCCTTGAAACATTCCTACTACACCTACTTCTTTTTGTTTTGTAGTTTGTCCTAATGTTCCCAGAGCCTTACCAAGTTCTTTTACAGATTGTAATTGTATATTATCGTCTTCACTATAATCTACTAAATCTTTTAACTTTTGTAATATATACTTATGGTCTATCCCCAGTTCTTTAGCAATTTCTAAAGCACTTTTATCTATTTCCATTCTAATCCTTTCTTGTTTAAGTAATACAGCAGCTTTTTTTCTAGCGTTGTCTTTATTTTCTTCACTAAATGCTGTCATATACGCTTTAACAGCTCCCATACCAACTACAACATTTGTTGCAAATTCTTTTTCTTTATTTGTAGGCTTAGTTCTTTTTTTAACTCTAGAAGATGGATTTTTAATAGTTTTAGAAAAAGTGTATCTATTGGCATGAGAACTAAAGTCTGTATCCATAAATGTATTTTCACGATTAAGAAACGTACCTACAATAGTTCTAACCCATCCTTTAGCAAATTTATAATTTTTTCTATCACCATGATGTTTAACACTGTGGGCAACTTTTAATAATTGTACAATTCTTTTATCGTCACTATAGACCCATTCGTCTTGTTTTCCCTCTCTCCAATTTTTTATTACATGAGGAGGTTGTTTTCCTTGTGATTCAAAATGCTCTGTAAATTCTTTTATATTATCAAAGACATAGTAAGCAATGCCTTTAATTCGGCCTTTCTCCAAATTCAATATCCTCTATTAAGTTTTTTAATCTGTCTACCTCAACAAATAAATCATCTATTAATTCATTTACTTCTTTAGGTATCATAAAATTCTTATCATTAACTTGTATTGGATGATACTCAGACATTAATCCATTGAGAATAGATTCTTGTTCTTCTACTGTAAGTAAACTCAATTCTTTTAAAGCAATAGCCATAATATTCCTTAGCCCGCTACATATATTGTTTATTAATAACTATCAAAACTTTATCCCTTACCCCCCTATAATCCCCCCAATTTAATACAAGTGTCAAGTAGTTGTCAAGCTATGCCCAAGTTGTTTTCTAAAAAAATTGTAGGATTTTGTTATGTGGCCTAACTCAACTAGTATACCCTTAAATCTGGTTATGGAAATCCGATTTTTAGTTAAAAACGTAACAGAAAGGTGAACATAATGGAAGAATTATGGATATTTATTAATGAAGAGTATGTACCAGTTCAACTAATGATAAGTCAGGAGACTGTAGAGATTGATGGGAAGCAATTCCATACCATCGAGTTCAATTCAGGATTCAGAAAGTTGGTATCGAGTGATGGAGTTTCTAAGATGAGAAGAGCATCAGAGAAAGTTGATGGGGTGTTAGGTTAATGAGAGGGGGGTTCTCCCCCTTTGCTTCTCCATACATGGGCAAACATAAGTAACCTATGTACATATATTTAGTGGTGAACGTACGCAATAGTATAGGACTCCGCAGTTATATACACTCGTATCAGTAACCACTATCTATCTATATATATATACAAGATTTAATATCACTTGGGCATAAACTATAATAACTATAATAGGAGTACATAATGCTAGACATACTAATGGCATCAGCAACACTAATAGCAATCATATCAATATTCTTTCTTTGCTACTTAACATATACACTTAATCAGCAGTTAAAAAATAACGATGAAGTAATAGGTAGACTTGACAATGAAATATCTGTATTGCGTGCTTCAAAGCAAGATATGTACACAGACCACATGAAACAAATAGATGCATTAAAAACAACACATAAAGCAGCTGCTATAATGAGAGATAAATATGCAGACAACATAAGAATGAAAGATGAAATAATAAATCACAAAAAAAATCTTATCGATGCATTGAAAATAAAATTACATACATTAAACAATAAACCACATAACAGAAGAGGTTAACAATGACACTAATAATGATAAAAAAAAACGAATGGTCTTTCATGATGTACTCAAGAGTAATTACTGTTACAGCATCGACATATAGTAAAGCTGTGCAAAAAGTTACAAAAGAGGTAAGGAGACAACATTGAAATATATATTGCTAATTTGTTTATTATCTATAGGATGTAAGAAAGAAGATGAATCATATATAGTTAATGATAGGTTTGGCAATAGACATAAATATGATATCAATCATTCAGTAGATGCAGATAAGACTACTATATATTGCCAGATACATTATAAGTGGGAAACAATAAGGCATTATTATACTAAAGATGGTCTTAAGTATTGGATGCAAACACTAAAGTATTTTAAATAGGAGAAACAATGAAAATGACAATAACAGAAAAACAATATAAAGAATATATTGATGTGCAAAAAGGTGGTTTATATAATATGTTTGATGCTCGAGCAAGAATGATGACATCTTTAAATAAAGAGCAATGGATGAACATTATAACAAATTATAAAGTATATCATAATAAGTGGGGTTCATAATGGAAGGATTATTTGATGTTGATGTAGATGAGAATGGACCGTTTATTGTATCATACATACCAGAAAGGGAAGAAATGGATACACATCCTATTAATAGTATAGAAAAGAAAATGAAGTTGTTACTTAAGATGCAAGGATTTATTGATAGAGACATTCAATTTAAACAAAGCAATAAACAAAGATTGTTGAAGATTGGATATTGGAATTATTTAGATGAAGATGATTTATTATATGTTCAACAACACGCAAAAGTAATTCTTACACCTAGACAATGGGAAGACGAAGATACAGGCAATCTTGTAGCATATGAAATAAAAGTTAAATAGTCTTTTACCTTCTTGTAAGACTATTGCGAGTGTCTTTGGTGGTGATACACTCTCCAAAAAGAAAACCACCATTTATTAACCAGAGAACATAGTAGGTTGTAGCCGTAATAAAAATATTGCCCTACGTATTGTTACTCAAACAAGGTCTGCTCTGTACCTTGACACCAAAACAGAGCAAATATTTAAACAATAATAAAGGAGAAATAATATGGGAATGGATTTAATAAGCATAAATAATGATAAAGAATTTAGAGCTAATGTTTGGTCATGGAGACCAATATGGAGATTAGTTGCTACAGAATGTGAAGACTTTCTTCCAGAAGATGCATATGAATCTGGCTCAATGAATGATGGATATAAAATAGATGAAGAAATGGCATTAATGATTCATAATAAGCTAAAGTCTCTTAACATACCTAAAATTATAAAAGAATATCATTATTATCTTGATAATCTACCATTAGAAGATTGCAAGTTTTGTGATGGCAACGGAATAAGAGATGATGAGAATGTTAAGGGCAAATGTAATAATTGTAATACGGAGTATACAAAAGCAGAGGGAGTTCCTATAGGTAAAGAAAAGAATTTTCAAACTAATTACAGGATGTATCAAGAACATATAGAAGAGTTTATTGAATATTGTAAAGAAAGTAGAGGATTTCAAATATGTTAAAATATAGTAGAAAATATTGGTATAGTGAAGAAGAAATTAAAGAAGCTGTTGATATAGCAATTGGAGATGATGGATTTAGAAGTAAAGAAGTCATAGAAATATTAAAAGTAATGAAAAGGGAAATTATAGGATATAGGTTTGCTGGAGTAACTTATAAAAAAAAATCAGATTGTCCAATAAGTGACCCTCGACCTATTTATAAACAAACAAAGGAGAAAAAGTAATGGGAGCATTTGAAGCAATGGACTTAGCATTAGGTAGATACAAAAATGCAAGTCAAGCATACAATAAACTAGTAGAAGACGCAGAATATGAATATGGACATGATGGATACAATGGCACAATATCTACATCTGATGGATTTAAAATGATAACAGAACATCCTAGATATGGTACTAAGAAATTCTGGAAATTTGTAGATAAAACAATAAATGGTACAAAGTTTGACCGATGGAATTGT